TGATGATGCCGTCAGGACGAAACGTCTTCGCTCCCCACAAGGAGTCGATGAGTTCCTTTGTTTTGCCAGCCACGAGACATTCGTTGGCGTCTTTGAGCGGAAGTCGGGCGATCTTGGCCTTGCCGGGAGTCAGAAGCACAGCGCACTTTCGAGCTGCTTCCTGTCCCGGTTCGTCCATGTCGAAGGCGAAGATCACCGTCTCGAATCCTTCGATCCATTCGAGTGACTTCTTGATTGCCTTCGGTGCTGAGGAAGCTCCCGTCTGGATTGAGACGACAGGCCAGCGGTTGCCCTGAATCTGCGAGATGGACATGGCGTCAATCTCACCTTCAGTGATGACCAGCATCTTGCCGCTGTCACGCCACACGTTCTGACCGAACAGCAAGGCGTCCTTGTATTCGCCAGTCCAGATGAAATCCTTGTTCGGGTAGCGTATGTGCTGTGCGACAAGGCGTCCTTCCCAGTCATGGTAGGGCGCGATCTGGACAGTCTTTCCCTTGTACTTGCCTACTGTGTAGCCGAACTTCCGGCATGTCTCTTCGGTGAGCTTTCGTTTCTTGAGTGCGCGGTACTCTCCTCCTTCGATGAGGTTCGCAGCCATTTTGCTTCTCCGATGGTTATGTGCGGTGGAGCCTGTCTTTGAGCTGTTCCCATCTGGATGCTCGTAGTAACCGCACTTGTGGCAGTAGCCGTGTCCGTCGGTGTATCTTGCGAGGTTGTCGCCTGAACGATCCTCACCTTTCGACTGACAGGCAGGACACGGTTCGTGGTGAGTGAACTCGCTGTCACTCTCCTCGTGGAGCCGCCGACCTTTAGAGCGTCGGGACATACTCGCCACCTCTCCAGTCAACTTTCCTTCGGAGGATCAGGCTGCGCTTTGCCCAGTTGTCGAGGTAGTATTCGCCGTACTTGGAACCGTCTGCTCCTTCGACCATGCGCATCTTGATGTCGATGCCCTTGTCACGAAGCTCGGTGATACGTGCCGTCAGGTTCATGATCCGCAGGTGGAACATGGCGGTGACGCGGGTAAGAGGTCCGTTGTTCATGAGGTGCTTCAGAATCTTTTCGTTCTGAGTCATTTGCTGTTCTCCTTCTCGTTTGTCGTGAGTGCTTAGAAGCTGGAAAACAGAAGGCCGGACGCTCCTCGTTAGAGAGAAGACATCCGGCCTTGTTTCCGTTGTGGTTGCGGACTGTTAATGGAAGGTGTCGTGGTACCACGCGGTGACATCGAAACAGGGACACTCCTTGTGAGAGTTGACTTCCCGATGTCCGATGATCCTTGCGGCAGGGAACTGCTCTGAGAGTTCTTCCACAAGGGTTGCCAGAGACTGCCACTGTTCCTTGGTGAAGTTGCAGTCTGCCTTGCCATCTTCTGCCAGCCCTCCGACTAAGCAGACACCGACGCTGTTTGCGTTGTAGCCCTTTGCGTGTGCTCCGGGTTCCATAAGTTCACGCCCCTTCTCGACAGTGCCGTCACGCTTGATCACAAAGTGGTAGCCGATCTTCAGCCAACCACGTGCGCGGTGCCAGCGGTCGATAGTCTTGGCGTTGATGTCTTGGGAGGGCTTGGTGGCAGAGCAATGGACGATGATGAGGTCAGTCTTAGCTCTTGCCATCTAACCATGCCTCCAATGCTTTCTTCTGTTTTGCTTTGGGTTTGTGCTTCAGCCACTCTTCAGGGATGCGGCCTTTTGCGTATGGGAAGCCGTGCCGCTCACACCACATGGCGTAAGTGGTCTTGGACTTCTTTCCGATGAGGGTGTTGGGATTTGAGAAGACCATGCGGATGTCGAGCCGCATTTTCTTTCGGTCGGCAGAGGTGAACTCGCCTTTTGCTTCGATGATGATCGCTTGTTTGCGAAGGATGAAGTCAGGGGTGTAGTGAGTGCGGTGTACGTAGTACAGACGCTTCGGTTCATAGAGGAACGATGCTTTACGTCCCTTCAAATCCTTGGCGATCTCCGCTTCCAGACCACTACGGTATCCGGTTTCCTTCCTGACTTTGTTGAATGCGGACCAACGGTTACTCCATGCCACTAGAAGTCTTCTTCCCCGTCGTCTTCTTCACCCGCATCGTCGTTGCCATCGCCATCGTCGTCATCGTCAGCTTCGTAGCCTTCATCTTCATCCTCGAAGTCGCTGGCGGGATCGACCTCAGCTACGTCGAAGCCGTCCTCTTCTTCCTCGAAGCCGTAGGAGGCAGCGGAACGCTGTCCACCGTTGACGAGTTCAATGATCTGTACGGCATTGAGGTACAGGGTAATACCTGCCATGCCCGTGGCGTTGACGAAGTAGGGACCGACATCGAAGGCAATGCGCATGGTGGTGCCACTCCAGATTTGAACCTTGCTCAGGTTCACGGCCTTGCGCTTGGAGTCGAAGACAGGAACCTTGCGTTCCCACTTCTTGCCAGTCTTCTTGGATATACCGGACGCGGCGGTCTTGAAGTTGAAGATGAACCGTCCGGTTTCATTTTCCTCCTCGTCGTACTCAGCTTCGTAGAAGTCGTTGACGGACACCTGCTTCAGCTTTTTCTTCTGTGCAGGCTTCAGCTTCTTGAACTCCTTCTCAGCCTCCTTGATTGCCTCTTCATGGAGAGGACGGAGCTTTTCAATCAGCTTCTGCGCATCCTCTTCTTCGAGGATCAGCTTCACGCTGTATTCGCCGTGGTCTTTGAACTTGGTGTCCGGTTCGTTCAGGCGGGGATACAGAGCTTCGCCGACAGGAGTGGTGAACGAGGGTTTCTTATTCTTCTTTGCAGCCATGAGATTATCTCCTTGGTGTATAGTTTTAGGCAAAAGAAAAGCGGTCCTCGATTGCCGACACGTCGATGCCAGCCTCAAGGAGCCGCGCTGTAAGGTCCGTAGGGACGGGGTTTTCTTTCTTGATGAGTTCAATCGCTAGGGAAACGAGTCTCCCTACATTCTCGCCATCGAAGGAATCTCCTTCATAAGCCCTTCGGAGTAGAGCTTCTTCATGTTCTGACACACGCGCCTCCGTATATCTGCTTTGACAGTGGAACAAACGACCTCAACAACCTGCGTTACCGGGTTGCCGTCAGGTCCAAGACGCAGCGGCTGGACAGGCACACGCAGACGCTTCACTTTCTGAAAGTGGCGTTCGTACACACGGTCGTTGTGAGGTTCAGAGCCATAGGCAAACTTGCGTATTCCCCTTGCTTTGCGTCCGTTCATTGATCTTCCTCCTAGAGTTCGTTCTTGAGGTACGCTTCGACGGCCTTGAACTCAGGACGGCGACCGTCAGCGTGATTCATGATGTTGTTAGTTATGGTCATGGCGTCACTGAGTGGGACGTTGTAGCGTTCGGACAGGAGCTTGAAGGCTGCGCAGATGGCTGCGACCTGCACTCCCTTGTTGTGCTTCTGCAAAGTGTCAATCACGCTCATGGCAGCGACTGCGGTTTCATGGACATCTGCGTTGCCAAGCTGGTCACGGTTGAATCCGGGGATCATTAGAGTACCTCCATGATGAGATCAGTGATGAGAGCAGGTTCCTCAGTCAGTGAGTTGAGAGCTTCCTCGTCGCTGCACATGCCGCGCACTTCTTCAGCCACATTGGAGAAGTTGACGAGGTATGAAGTGTCGTCTTCGTCCCCTGCCCAACGGATGCTGATCTTGCTGAGGTCAGTCTCGCCGACCAGCTCAACAAGCCCAGTGGTCTTGGTCCGAGTGTTGATGTGAAGCAGGAATCCGCAGGTGAACGCAGCGAGGCGTTTGTCAGGGACAGTGATGACGGAGGTCGCTCCTAAAGAGGCACCTGCATAGGCTTTGACGGCATTCTCCATCACACGGTCTGCTGCGATCAGGGCGAAGAGTTTGTGGGTGTTGTTCATCTTTGTTCTCCTTGTGAGTTGGTTGAGGTTTGTTCCGGTTGTTAGTGCAACCTAATCAGGCCGCTTACTCCGGTTGTTAGTGCAACCTAATTAAAAAAGCCGGAAGGACAGGCAGTTGCAGCCCGTCCAACCAGCTTGGCAGTGTCGCGACATTCGCGAATGTGGATAGTTTATGCGAAAAAGAAATCCGACTCCAATACCAAGTTGATGTTGAGATCACCAACAGGAGGAAGCGGAGGGAGTTTCTTTTGCTTGTCTTCAGATACCAAGTCAGAGATAGCCTGCCGGAACTCAGCGAGCACATCATGATCTCTGAACATCTCGACGAATACACGACGGAGGCACTTTGCCATTATCGCTGCATCTTGCGCAGGTACTCCATAAGAATCATGGACCATTGCAAACTCGCAGACGCCTTCCTTCAAGGCATTATGTATTGTGAGCTGAAGAGCTGCCGCGTCCAGTGAATGTACGAAGTTCGGACTGATACCAGACGCTTGCCTACTTTTAGAGAGTGTTTCAAGCTCCTCCTGAAGTGTGAGATACATGATGCTATCTCCAAGTTTTGTCTTCACTCGTCGAGCCTTGTGGTCCGGGTAGGCTTGAAGAACGGGCATACCCGCAGGAGTACGCCAGTTGACAGGCAGTTCCTCGGACGCTGCAATTCGTGCCAACTTTTGCAAGAAGGCCATCGCATCACGTGCGGCAATAACTGTCTCACCAATCGCGTCCCAAATCAGACGTGAAAGGAACACGGAAGGAGTAAACGTATCATCACCCCACGGATTCTCAGCTCCACCAGCTAAACGATCTTTGAGGTACTCTTCAGTGTACTCACGACATGACTGCTGAGTGCCTCCGTAAGGGAGTACCATGACCTGCCTCTTAGTCGCCTTGCGATCAAGACCGAGTTCGAGCCATTTGCGTGCCATGTCCTTTTCATCGTAGTATGGTTCTTCCTTCTTCACCCCTTTTGAGTTTGTAGTCACCTTCGTTACAATTCCACCTGTGCATAGCAGATCGCGCAACTTTCCTGTCACCTTATCTGCAACCACCCGATAAATGTCTGCTGGTTTGCCGTCTGCGGATGGAATCAGATTAGTAGCGGCTCCTCCAATTTTGTCGCGGAGCATGAGAGAGAAAATCTGAAGGCCATTACACGATCCATCCATGTGGACGGGAAGAGTGGAAACAAAACCGTAACCTTCTCTCTTGAAATCTGCCCACTCGAAGCAGAAGGCAAGGAACTGCCACGGCTTGTCTGCCTCGGTAGCCCACCAAGTGTAGGCAAAAGGATCAGAAGCAACTCTCAGGATGTCTTCCTCATTCTCCGTTACCCACTGGAAGCGTTCCTCAAGTGAACATTTGTCATGCCCGAAGGTGTTGGCACCGTGAATTGCAAGCCATTTCGCACCTTCTTCATTGGTGATCGGCTTGCCCTTACCAAAAGTTAACAGCCCCTTCGCATAGTCTGGTCCCTGCGGATTAAGGAACATTGGCATAGCATAGACTCGCCCACGGAAATCCATCTGGTAGGGGAAGTATATCTCTTCTTCGTCCTTGAACTTGTCCGCAATGGTCAGAGTCTTGGCTAATTGGAATCGCTTCGACATCAGCTTTGCATTCTTCGCATGGACATCCCGCGCTTGATACTTCCACTTTCTCAGAAGCTCTTTGTCTTCCTCGAAGCAAAGGTGCCTTTTGGCCTCCTCGATAGGAGCACCACATTTAGGGCAACAAGGAAGCGGAATATCGTTGCGCGGAGGTAATGAACCCATTTCACCGCCATTCTCCCAAACCCTATCCAAGACCTCGAAAACGCGCTTGTTCACTTTGAAGGCCGTGTTCTGCATCGCGTTTACAGCTTCGTACACAACACTCATTTCATCGACGCGGTTTGCAAGCTCTTCGATGTAAGCGGCGTGACGGGTTTTGATAAGGGGACGTTGTTGGATGAAGTCAGTGTGATACCCGCCACTCATGGGACCAGTCCATGGCTTGGGCGGGATGATGCACGGAAGACACTCAGGGAACAGAAGCTCAGTCCGCGCACATTTTTGTCCAATCCAGTCAAGCACCTTTTGTGTGGCGTTGATATAGTACACATGAGTTTTTCGACCGCCCTTAGATGTGTTTACCATCTTGCCTTCGCCGATAGCCACGATCTCAATGTAACCCGTCGTCTGCATGATAATGTCGATCAGCTTTTGCCCAATGTGAAGTTTATCCGTGTTTGACCACGGTTCCCAATCAATGTCGTATTTGTTCATGGCGAAAGTCATGACACGATGCTTATAGAACTCGTCACTAGACTTGTTCACATGCTTTTGCATCTTCGCGAACAAGGCTTTGTTTGTTTCTTCAAACTTGGTGTACTTGAGTTCGTCTTCAATCTTGGTGCCGATGGCAACAGCGGTATGCTGAAGCATGGTCTGCCTTGAGATTGAACGAAGGACACATTTCAGGCCAAGGAAACCAGCGATTCGTGGGTCAATCTGACGGAGATATTTCACTGCAATGTGACGTTTCCCCGGCTTCCCGTTGTTGGCTTCTTCAAGAAAAGCGCGGATGCCTTTGGCTACAGGCTCGACAGCATGGGCAATTAACTGGTTGCCATACTGGGTTGAATCTTCCCTTCCACTTTCCTGAGCCTTGAGAATAGACCTACGAAAAGAGTCTTTCCCTTTACCCTGCATTTCAGCTTCAAGTTCAATCTGACGTTCAAGTTTAGGATCAATCATTGTTTCCTCCGTTTGCTTCCGGTTGTTAGTGCAACCTAATTGCAAGCCATTAAAATTATTGGCTTATTCAAACGAAGGAGTGCGGAGTAACGGGATTTGCGAAAAGGTAGGGAGGGGATTTGTTGCAAGAGGTTCAAAATGCGATTTGCAACAATGTTGCGTGCAACATCGTTACAGCATCGAATCCCTTGCGCAGGTGGATAGCTGCTTAGAAAAAGAAAACGCCCAGCGGGAACTGAGCGTTTTCGGGGTTTCGTGCGTTAGTTGCGATGGTGGAAAACAAAGTTCGTGGATTTTAAATCCCTTGTGTCTACCACTTCCACCACTCGGGCATGTGGCGGTTTCTCTAGTATGACATACGCTTTCCGTCAAGCTGTCCTCGCAGCCGTGCGCCC